CCAACTAGAAGAATTAAAATACAAGTAGTACTCATATAGATCAAAATTCTTAATAATATTATCTATATATAACTGCAAAGAGCTAATGCTAGAAGAAACAATGGTTGATGTACCAGCGCCTCCTACAATAGCTTGTTGAGCAGCGAGATCTGCGCTACTGGATTCTATTAGTTGTAATTTATATACAAAATTTCTAACTCTTTCTTCAGCATTAGAGAAGTGAATAAAGTTAGAAAAGTTATTATAGTCAACATTTATATCTACAGATCTATCTTGGTAATAGCTTAATAATTTTTGAAATGATGATGTAACAGGACTTGCTATTAAGTTATTGTAATTATAGTAAGGGGTAGTTTGACCATTTTTAGTATTGATACTAACGTTATAATTAGGTCCACGAAGACCATTAATATCTTGTTGAGGATCTACTTGTACTTGAATATCAACATTAAAACTAACAGACTCTGCTACTTTATCTACAATCCACAATTGACTCTTGATATCAAACTCTGTAGGAAGAGGTTCATATAATTTAATAATTAAATATGCCCCTTCATCATCTTCCGTAAGTGCAACATTATTAGCAGTAAGTACTATATTATTTCCAAAATTCAAGTAGAATATTGGATAGTAGTTTTTAGTTGCTATATAAGATTGATATTGAGAAAAGCCGTCTCTTATAACAGTGTCTGATAATACTTGTGATGCTAATTTAATTTCACGTCTGGTTTGTGATATTTCTTTTATCCAATATTGTGTTCCAAACTGGGAATTAAATAGCTTTTTGTAAAAGTTATACTGTATAGTAAGATTTCCTCTATTATAACCTCTGTTACGTAGATCTTTTTCCGGATCTAATGTTAAGGCAGAATATGTATTATTTTGAGGATTGTTGAGTAAGAATGGATAATAATCAAAAGCGTCGTAGTCTAAATCTATTAGAGTATTCTGTTGATCATATATGAATAACTCAATATAGTCACCATCAGCTCCAAAGCTAGAGTTAATAAAATTAGAAGCAACTAACTGCTGGTCAAGCGGAGTTAATTCTACAGGTTGTCTACCTTCACCAGAGTATGTTATATTAACTAATTCCATTACATTAAGCTATTAATATCTGTAAATGATTGATTCAAATCCAACAATTGTTGACGGAGTGAGTTAATCTCCTCAATTAGTGCTTGTTTTTCTGCATCTATAACAGATCCTCCAATATATTGTTGACTTTGTTCAACTAAGTATGTGTGTGAGTTAATAGATCCAGATACTGGTATTTCAAAGAAAAGGTCTTGATAGTATTGAAAGAACTCATCAACAGTTATTGTAGGGGTAGTTTCCACAACTTCTGGTTGGAGTAGTTCTTCGAATTGTGTATCAACAGCTTTAGTGTAAGTGTTTATACCGTATATTTCTTTAACTAGATCTACGTTTGCCATTATCTAACTACTTTAAAAATAAGGTTATTATCTACTTCAAAAGACTCTCCATCTGCTAAAGTTGTTCTAATGAGGACCTTATAATATCTTTCTGGTTCTAAACCATTCATATACATGTTAAAATAACTACTTGTAGCATCACAACTAATCTTTGTGTACGTAGTGTCGAAGTTTACCACCATGTCCTCAGTTTTTGCATCTTGTAAAGCCCAATATGAAGTTTGTGGAAGTGCTTTATTAGTTGTATAAAAAGAAGATGTTGTGAATGTTCTTACAGGGTATTTGTCTCTAGCATTGATTCTAAACTTATATCTTTCAGTACCATATTTGTAGGTATCAGTATTATTGGCTAGAGTAATAACTGTATTAGAATTGTTTATGACACTTAAACTACCTGGAGAAAATGAGCTATCATCCCACTTCATTTCAATTGTAGGAGGATAGATAGTGTGTGTATCTACAGAGAAAAAGCTTAAAGCAATATAGCTACCAGAATTATTTTCTATTGATTGCGGATGTTTGATTATAAAACCAGCATTCAATGATCCACTGAACCAATTATCGACAATAGACGTAACATTTATGTCTATATCTTTGTTATCTTTATAATCAAATGATTGGCTTAAGAAAGAACCTGTCCAAGAACCCCCTCCTTGAGTTAAATAATATTGAGCTCCTGCCCAGTCTGTAGTTGAACTATAATAAGAGCTAGTATTATACCAACAAACCCCGTTTCTTGTTTGAGGATTATCTGATAGTTTACCTGTACCCATTGCCCAAGATTGAGAAACTTGAGCTACTAATAAACTATATTCTGTGGTAAGGTTTTCTGCATTAGCTAAGTATAGTCTTAAATAAGCTTTCCAAGAACCTGTTGTATAAGTTTTTATTGTATCTAGATCATCATCACTAAATAATACAAGCGATCTTCTTAGATCATCTTGAAGAAGAGGTTCTGATGGTACTGGATCAACAAAATAGTTTAGAGGTGTACTACTATTCTTTACGCTAACTTCTAATATCTCATCAAGGCCTGTGTTTCTAGCAGGTTGATTAGAATATAGTGACGCATCAGCTGAAGCAAATATTTTATAAACGGCCATTTTTCTACTTTTATATTGTTACGACTCTACCTTGGATGTCTGTGTTTAGATATTTAACTTCAAATATAGATGGATCTAATGACGGGTAAATTACACCATTTAAAGTTCCTGCTGAGATATCGTAAGAATACTTAGAATAGCCGTTAGCTATACCTGTTTTATTTACTATTCTTACGTCTTTCACAGTTTGAACTCCTTCTACTTGATCTAATATTGTATAAATGTCTCCTAATATGATAGGCTCATTGATCTGCCAGTTGTCTATATTAAAGAAGTCTTGTAGTGCTAATATACATCTTGCAATAACATCTTGGCTAGTATAGTTTGGTCTAATTACTATATCAAAATTACATCCTATATTGATAATATAACCTGGCTTGATATTAACTGCGTCAGTCAACATTCTGTAATCCTTCAAATATGTTTGAATATTTTGTAGGATTGCTGGAGATGGTTGATCTAATTGACCTTGACTATTTAAACCTAATACATATAAACTTATAGAAAGAGGATCTCTTTGACCTGGATCCTGGTTCATATAGTTTCTAAAAGTAGCATCGTCTTTTGTAATGTAGGCTTTAGCTACTTCACCATATTGAGCAGGCATTGACATTACTCTTGCAAGATAGTCTTCTTGAGTAACAGCACGAAGTTGAGTTGGGTACTCAGCAGCGATATTGAATCTAAGTTGTTCTACAGAATCACCATCACCACCACCTGCAGCAGGCTCAGTATTGTTTGTTACAATTGTATTTTGATATGTTGTATTTCCTGATACTGTATATGATACTATTTCTGTAAGTTGATTAGATAATACGTTTGCACTAGCACCTCCACCAACAAGATACTGGAATGTTATAGATGTATTTTTAGGAGCGAGACCGTAGGTTTCAGTGGTTACAAAGTTAGTAGGGTCAAATGAACTAGATAGTGTGCTTAAACCACCACCAGTTAAACCAACACTAACACTATTTGGATTTGGTATTACTGCAGTATCTGCTACAGAATTAATACCTGCTCCAAATTCAATATCGAGTGATCCATCAATTCTGAACCTAGAAACATAACGTCTAGGCACAGTTAGTTTCTGAATCATATAAGGTACCTGGTTCTGATATTGATATAAAGTAGGATAGTTAGCTGCTGTATTTTGTACAGGCTTTAATATATAGTCTTGAGCTAAGTAAGGAACTTCGTACCATGTATTACCATTGGAATCCTTTGCGTCAAGAATAGTTATAATGCTATTATCTTGGAGGTTAATGGTTGCAAATCTTTGCGCTGCACCAAATGAAAAGGTTTGAGTTTTAACTTGGCCAGATATTGCTTGTACGCTTTTCTTTAAAAGATAAGATGTAGGTACATTTGAACCATTGATAGTATAGACTTCTACAGTAGTTGGATCATAAGAAGACGATGTTGTAAAGTCTACTTTTTGTGGTACATAAAATAGTACAGAATTATTAACATTAGATCTTACTTGCATGCCTTGTTCGATAGTCATTGCATAAGTAAAATCTGGGCTAGTACTACCGCTCACAGTAACAGAAGGTACCTGTTGATAAACGTCTAGCATTACTGTGGCAGCAGAAGTTACTTTTGGTCTATAACCTAACATATAGGCCATAGTATAAAGGTTCCCTTTCTGCTTAGAATATTGTAAATAAGTCTCTTGAATCTGATTGTCTAGATAGAATGACAGAACGTCTCCTACATAAGAAGCCATTTCAATAAACATGCTACCAGGAGAAGCCTGAGTGAAGTCATTATAGACTGTGGGATAATACGCCTTAGCATACTCGATCAAGTCAGACCTGAACGACGTAAAGTCTTTGTTTAAATATTTTATATCTACCTGATTAAGCATCGTTACATGTTTTGTATAGCTACTGTGACTGAATCATTTTCATTTGATCTTAAAAGACGATAACTAAATTTTATATTGATAGAATTATAATCTGGGTTTCCTATGATGTCTAAAGTTACTATTTGGACGTTAGGAAAGTTATTTTCTATCTGAGTTCTGATAGACTCCTTAATATCTTCAAAAGTAGCCTGATCAATCTGTTCAAACAGTCTAGCTCTAAGGCCAGCACCAAAAGTCGGGTTAAAAGGCCTTTCTCTTGGGTCAGTTAGAAGAAAGTTGATCAAGTTATACTTAGTCTGGTCTTTGGTTGTATATACGGTAGAAAATACGTTTTCAGCATCAAAAGGGATTTTGACACCAACACCTGTTGATGGTCTAAGGTCT